ATCAACAACCCTTCTACCAAGACCTGGCTCGGCATGAAGACCGAGACGGTATGGAAGAGCCTTGGCTCCCGCGTGAGCGCCATGTTCGGATCTCACAAGGATACATGGGAAAATACCTACGTGAGCGGCGACGTCTTCAAGACCCTGAAGTCTAAGTTCGACAGTGCTTTCGAAAAGCTGAAGGATAAGTGGACCAACACATATACAGACGGAAGCGCCACCAAAACACTTATTTCCAAATTTAAGAGTGAGAAACAGTGGAAAAGTGATGTAGAGAAGTTTGGCTCCGTAACAAGCACAAAAGCTACAGTAAAACTTACTGCGAATACATCGGCATTTACCACAGGGTACAACATGTGGAAAAAGATGTTCGATAATGATTATTTCAATGCAAATGTGAATCTGAAGCTCATTGGCGAACAGTCGGCGTTGGCAGGCATAAAACTCCTGCTCGCGAATCAGAAGGCAGAAGGCGGCTATTTGTCCAGCGGCGAAGTCTTTGTCGCCAGGGAAAACGGTATTCCGGAGATGGTTGGATCCATCGGAAACAAGGGCGCCGTCGCCAACAACGACCAGATCACACAGGGTATCGCGAGTGCTGTATCTTCGGCTATGGTTGGCAATAACCGTCTGCTGTCTGAGCAGAACGAACTGCTCCGGCAGATCCTGGCCAAGGACAACGGTGGCGGATATTCGTCCGCAAGTGATGTTACGAGAGCTTTGGCGCATAGTAATTTGAGAATGGGACATCAGGTAGTCCCTGTAGGATAAGGGGGTGCAGACATGGCTGCAGCAGTATATCAGTATGATCCGCTTTCGCCCATCCATTGGGTGGGGCCGAATGCGAACGGCTCCGGCAAAGTCTATGTCAAGACCCCTGCATCCTATGAATATAACCTGCAGGATGTTTCCAAATCCACCGCAGGCCGTACAGAAGATGCCCTGATGCATAAGCAGAGGCTGGGTCAGGTCTGCTCTCTGAATCTCACATGGAACGCAGTCAAGACAGAAGATGTGGCGGCGCTGCTTCAGATGTTCGACGATGAGTATTTCTACGTTGAATATCTGGATGCCAAGACCGGCGAGTACCGGGTAGACAAGTTCTACTGCGGCGACCGGGCGACGCCTATGTACAACGCAGTGCTGGGCCTCTGGTCGAACATCGCATTCAATCTGATCAGGCAAAAGGGCGGTGATCTCATATGAGGACCTTACGGAACTCGTACAGAGATTCAAACATGATCCACCTTCTTTCGATGAGATCCGGCATTCTGGAGCTTACAGAGAGTGATGCGATCGAGGGTACCGTCACATGGGATTCCGCTATGCTGGAAGGGCAGGCGCTGCAGTTCGGTACTGCCATTGCAGATGAGATGCGGATCTCCCTGGATAACAGCGCCGGGGTCTACTCGGAGAACATGGTAGGTGTGGAGTTCGATGTACAGATCTCCAGCGCCTCCATCGCGGCTCCCGTGGACAGAGAGGCGCTCGACTGGGACCAGATGGGCATGTACATCGTCACGCAGGTCGATACAGCCTTCGATGGCAGAGCATCCTTCACCCTGCATGACAGGATGGTGCTTCTGGATGATCTGCTTCCGGCTGATATCGATTTGACTGGGTACTCGCTGTATGACCTGCTTTCAAGATTTCTTGCAAGCAAGAATATCGCGATACTTCCGCTCGCGGACGAGATATCATTTCTCTCCGGTCTGTTCATCACGAACACGGAGCCTCTTACGGGCATCACGATCAGAGACTTTGTCCGGTTCTGTGCAGGCCTCATGTGGAAGTCCGCGCGAATGGATCCATATGGAAACCTCATCTTTAAGGGTGTAACGCCTACACAGATCAAGACCTATCCGCAGACCAGATTCTCCTCTCAGCTGCAGGAGATGGTCACTGTGCACGAGATTCGCCTGGTGGATGCAGAAGGGGCTGTAGTGCAGTCCTTTGGCACCGAGAGCGATACGCCTATGATCCTGTCTGCGTCGGATAATCCGCTGATCGAGGCCATCGGAGCAAATGTCCTTAAGAGTTATTACGAAGGGCATCAGGCCCCGGGGCATGACATCCTGGGATTTTACTATTATCCGATGATGCTGACATGCTTCCCGTACTACGAAGCGGAACCCGGAGACCGGATCTGGTATCTGACAAGCGATGGAACAGAACTGCAGACACTTGTCACGTCCATAGGCCATGTCCTGAACGGAAGCACCGGGATCACATCGTCAGCTGAATCCAAAAGACAGCAGCTGCAGTACATCGGCTCTGTCAATGAGCAGAACCGGAACAGGATCTTAAAGAACCAAAAGGCCATTGAGGATGTGCAGAAGACGGTGGCTGGGATCAACCCGAATATCTCGCTCCTGGACAGCGCCTTCGTCGGAACTGTAGCCGTGAATGACGGCATCCTGCAGGCCAATGGCAAAGACCTTGAAATCAGAATAGGGGGGTAAACATGCCTACTGAATCGACCGCTACAAGATATAAGATACCGGACCTTACGGAGCGCACTACGCCCCTCGACACCGACCTCTTCCTGCTGTCGGACGCGAGTGGCACTGCGTATAAATTACCGTACGGCGGTATCGCAGTAAAGGACGGCTCCATCACCGCCGCTAAGCTGGCCAACGGTGCAGTCACTACTGCCAAGCTGAATGACGGTGCCGTCACAGAAGCAAAGCTGGGTGCAGGAGCTGTTACCGAGGCTAAACTGGGAACAGGCGCAGTTACTGAAGCCAAGCTCGCAGACGGTGCGGTGACTTTGGTGAAGATATCAACGGGCGCCGTAGCGACAGTGGCGGAGACGTTGGATTTCCTGGGAATCGAGGTGACAAACAATGGCTAAATGGTTTTGGCAGTGGGATATTAACCAGACGATCACATGGGATGACCTGCAGGTGGGCCAGCGCGTGAATTTCGCACAGGCGTCCACAACGGGCAAAGAGGCTTGTGTGGTCCTGGCCTACGAAAAAGATGGCATGGTCGTTGCCGATGTCCCTAACGACATGCTGCAGGTGGCAGAGGAGATCCGGGCATATGAAATGCGTGAAGATCCCTATCAGACGATCCTACGGGCGAAGATATTCGTACAGGGTCGTGAAAAGCCCCAGGATTACATCACAGAGCAGACACGGATAGAAACGTGGGAACAGGTCGAGCAAGCCGCCCAGGAAGCCATAGAGGCGTCACAAAGCGTCGCCGGGAATGCACAGATAGCGCAAGACTCAGCAGAGAGCGCATCGCAGGATGCACAGTCCGCAAGGGCAGATGCTGAAAGTGCCAAAGCGGATGCCGAAAGCGCGAAAGCAGATGCCGATAGAGCACAGGAAGCGGCACAGTCCGTGGATACCGCAACAGTCACAGAAACCCAGGAATACCTTGGTATAGGAGGATGACATGGCAACAAAAGATAAACTTGTAAACCTTGAAGACCTCAAGGCTGTATATGATCATGGTACAGAATTGCTCGAAGAAAAGGCTGACCAGACAGGCTCCTATCCCGACCTCATCGCAGGAACTGCCGACAACCTTCTGTCCTCATCCTACCAGACCGACCGCACACCCTACCTCCTCCGCCGTACACCATACGGAGTGAGAGAAAAAGGGAGTATAGTCGGGGGAAGTATCGTTTGGAATCAGCTTATAAAGAACGGAAACTTTGCTGATGGAACAACTGGGTGGAGCGGCTCCAGCGCTTCAATTTCTGCATCAAATGGCGAATTAACCGTAATAAAAAATGATAATGCCCCAGCAGGGGTTGGATATGCTCGACAGCTTGGCGTACCTTTGATTGTTGGGCATAAATATTTAGCTACTTGCGATTACAAAGGAATCACAGGGAAATCGCTTGTTCTATTTACAAATAGTGCAAATGCTGGGATGACAACTGTTATTCCTATTGATGAAAATTGGCATACAAAAGCAGTTGTTTTTAATGTTTCATCATTGCCATCTGTTAATGTGATTTTTTGGATGAATTACGCAACAACAACAGCAGATAATGTAGCGAAATTCAGAAACATTTGCTATTTCGACCTTACCCTCATGTTCGGCTCCGAGATTGCCGACTACATCTACGCCCAAGAGCAAGCCACCGCAGGAGCAGGAGTTGCGCTTGCGAAAGCATGGGCAGGAATCACGGCGAACTACTATCCATATGACCCAGGGAGCATCAAGAGCGTTACAGGGTTGACGGCTCATAAGATGACAGGATTCAACCAGTGGGATGAGGAGTGGGAAAGTGGTGGAATCAATGGAACCAACGGAGGTATATACACTGATTCCACAAGAATCCGTAGCAAGAATTATATCAGCGTGTTACCAAATACGTCTTACTATATTAAATCTCCAAAAGCATTTAATTATGCGTGGTATGACGAAAACAAGCAATACATCAGCGGAAATAATTCAGCATCGCCAAATTATGTGAGAACGAGTCCAAACGGCGCACGATATTTGAAGTTTGCGATTATTGACACAGCCTACAACAACGATATCTGCATCAACTTCTCCGACCCTTCCAAGAACGGGCAGTATGAACCCTACACCGCCCACACCTATCCGCTCGATTCGTCCTTGACACTCCGAGGCATCCCTAAACTTGACGGAGACAACCTCTACTATGACGGGGATGTGTACAAAGCAGACGGGACGGTGGAGAGAAGATACAGTGTTGTGGATTTGGGGACGCTGCAATGGTCATATATCACGACAAGCGATAGGAACTATTTTCGGACAGTGTCTTTAACTGGAAGAAAGACAAATACGCCTGTAGTTTGTTCTAAATATGCATATGGTGGAAATGTATACGATTCTACAATGTTTAACGCACAAACAGGCATTTATACTGCAGTCAATTCGTGTATTGTACAGATTAAAGATACAAATTACACCGATGTCGAAACCTTCAAAACTGCAATGAGCGGAGTATACATTTTATATGAGGTGGCGACTCCTACCACGGAACAGGCAGAACCATACACCGCCCTTCAAATTTGCGACCTTAACGGAACGGAAGAGTGGGTCGGAGCATCGATGCCCGTGGGTCACGATACGCAGTACTACGCAGACCTAAAGGGCAAGATTGAGGATATACCCGATGCACCGAGTGCGGATGGAACATATACGCTGAAAGTCACGGTAAGCGGTGGCGTGGCTACGTATAGCTGGGGGTGATGAGATATGCTGCCTAAACTTACACAGGTGCAGGACACCTACCAGGGGCAGACTGTAACGGTCACCAAGGTGGAAGTCGATGGTGAGGCTACACTCCGGCTGAAGGACGGCCTCATCACCGACGGTACGTACATCTACCGGATGATCGCGAGAGCAGATCAGGCGAGAGAGATCGTGGTTTCCATCGGGAATATCTCCGTCTCCTACAGCCCGTCTGCCGTCTATGAGACCTTCTCGCAGTCGTACATGTCTGTAGTGGCGGAGAATAACCCATGCGTCACCATCATCTTCCCAACAGGCACATACTACCTGTACCAGGTGGAGCTGGATGGGAACTCTGTTTCTTCCGACCTCTTGGAACATATCGAAGAGGTCTCCACGAAGACGGACGAGGCATACGAAAAGGCATATCAGGCGATGCCGAAGTATACGGTATGCTATTCTCTGGACGGAGCATCGACCAAGACCACAGCCGATATCGCCAATTTCGACACATCACTTCCTGCAGGCACACGGGTATCGGTGCTGATGCAGAACGCTAATACCGTGTGTACATCCCTGGTCCCGCCTCCGGACGATAGCTATATATATCCTAAGCTGTCAGTATCCAACACACCGGCATATCCGATACTGACAGCCTCCGGCGAGTACTTTACCGAGGCAAACCTGGCACAGGTATCTTGGCCGCAGAACTCCGTAGTCACGTTTGTTTTCGATGGGGCGCATTGGAGAATAGATGATTCTGCTGCCCTGACCAAGATCGATCACATCATGACGGAAGACCTCTGGAGCTCCAACGGTCAGTCTTTCATCAACCTCAATGATGGTGTCTTCAACTATGGGCAAGGCGCTTTCCAGTGGGATGGAAGCCAGCTCCACATCACCGGTGATGTAGATGCCAGCGGAACCCTACACGGGGCGTCACTCGATGGCAACGCGATAGACATCTCTGCTGAAGGCGAGATCACCTTTGACGAAGGTGCAACAGCCGAAGAGAAAGAGCGTACCACCTTCCACACCTTTGTGCAGACGGTTAATCAGTCAGCTACACTCGACAGCGGTGCGGAGATGCACTACAAGGGTGTCCGCATTCAATCCTATCTGTATGACGATACCCGCGATATGTACAGAGAAAGCATATGGCTCGATGTCGACCCGTATAAGGGCGTTCAGATTTGGAGGCCAGCCGGAACAGCACCATCTCTGTTCCCTGTGCTCCGGGTCAGCGGCGCAGACCCTGAATCTGGTTATGCCATAGATGCCATAGGTGATGTGATCGGATCTACAGGCGGCGGCAGTTACACTGCAGTGTCCGTAGCGAACGAAACATGGACCACGCTGGTAGAGCTTACGTTTACGCCGGGGATTTATGTTGTGAAGATGTCGGCAAGATTCGCTAAGAATGCCACGGGCGACCGTTTTGTTCGCCTGTATCGTGGTTCAAGTACGTATGTATGGGATTTTGCTAATAATCGCGCACTATCAGATTCTGACCAATATACATACGTTCATCTTATCACCTTCGTGCAGGTGGACACGACTACGACCTTTTATTTTCAGGCGTGGCAAAACAGTACTAAATCGTTAAGCGTTACGCCGAGATTCGGCGCTGTGTGTATCAAGCGGTATTGGACACCTGATATCCTCACGGGTGGTAGCGGTGGCCTTGGCTAACAGGAAGGAGAAAAAACTATGAACGATTGGAAACGTAAGCTGACAAGCAGAAAACTCTGGTTCGCAGTCATCGGCTTCGTAACGAATATCCTCGTCTTTTGCGGGGTACCAGAAAGCGAGATCGTGCAGATCACGGCAATAATCATGGCCGGCGCGACGGTGATCGGTTACATCGTTGGAGAGGGTCTTGCAGACGCTGCCCATGTATCGGATGTATCGGAGGACGAGTGATGGAGAACTTTACTATTGCGGATGTTGGGATGTTCGTAACCTTCTTGGTTGCGCTTATCTCCGGCATCGCATTTCTCAAGAAAAACCTAAAAGACTGGATTCAGTCAGCGGTCAAGCCGGATATGGATTCACTGCGCAAAACGATGAATAAGATGCAAACATCTATAGACACTATCCAGGAGGACCGTCTCCGGGACAAGGCGGATGAGGCCAGGCGCCAGATCCTGCTGTTCAACGATGAGCTCCTCCGAGGAGTGAAGCACAGCAAAGAACACTTTGACAACGTGCTCCTGGATGTCAATGAGTACACACGGTACTGCAACAGGCACGCAGGTGATTATGAGAATGCAAAGTGCGTCCTGGCGATAGAAGAAATCAAGCGGTGTTACGCCGTATGTGAAGCGGAGGGAAAGTTCTTATGACAGAAAATGAGCTGCGTAAAGATGTTGTCCGCAACGTTACCGGATGGGTCGGAGGCCGGCAGGGCGGCGCTATCCATAAAGAGATCCTGAAGATCTGGAACGATTATGCGGCAAAGCATGGTCTGCCGCACGCGTATGAAAGCTATGCCTGGTGCGCGGAGACAGCCTCTGCTGCATATATCAAAGCCGGTATCGGTCCGTATGTGCCTCTGTCCCTGTCCTGCGGATCTCTGATCGAGCAGGCCAAGGCCAAGGGATGGTGGATCGAGAACGACGCGCACAAGCCGAAGATCGCTGACCAGGTCATCTACGGATGGAACGCCCCAAAGATAGGCGATGCACCTGGAAAGTATTACCATGACCACGTGGGCACTGTGGTCTCTGTAGGCAAAGACACCTTTACGGTGGTCGAAGGCAATGCCGGATCTCCTCCGCAGGTGCGGAAGCTGATCAGAGATGTTGACTTCCTCTACATCAGCGGATTCATCTGCCCAGACTTCAAGACGCTTGCAAAGAAGCTGACGCCGGCGAAGACCACGGAGAAGAAGGAAGATGTACAGCACAAGTCTCCAAGCCTTGATCAGCTGGTCACAGATGTCATCAACGGCAAATATGGCAAGAATCCAGCACGCAAGTCCAAGCTGACGAAGCTGTACAAGGCCGGCGAGATCGCGTACTCCTATGATCAGATCCAGGACAAGGTGAATGAAGTCCTTAATAAAAAGGATAATAAAAAGGAAGAAGCGAAGAAGCCCGCGGCCAAAAAGGTGACTGCCTCCCAGAAGGCTGCGTCTTATTCGACCGTGTATAACCGTGCGTTCAAGACCGCGGACGTACTGCACATGCGAAATGGAGCAGGAACTGACTGGAAAATTCTGACCACCATCCCGATGGGAGAGAAGGTCCGGTGCTATGGCTTCTATACGAACCGCGCCGGTACGCCGTGGCTGTATGTGGAATATGAAACCGAGAACACTTTGTACACCGGCTTCTGCATCAGAAGATGGTTGAAATAATAGAAGGCCACCCATACAGGGTGGCCTTTATTTGCAACAAATTGGCAACACTATTCGTAAAACTAAAAAAGATTCCTTTATTTATGCGGGTTTAAGCTATTATTTTTAATAAATCTTAATTAGGACTTTTTATCCTCTGAAACCCGCTTATTTAGCGGGTTTTTCGTTGTTTGAGCGCTGTTGCCAATGATTCGTTTTCTTGTGTTTTCTTGCGTTTGAATGTACTTTTTGCGCCCTATTGGCAACGAACTGCATCAATCTTTTCTATTTCTCTCTTGAGATCCGACAGTTCGAAGTGCGAGTACACTGCATCGTGGACATCTGTTCTGCCGGTGCTGTGCCCCATCAGAACACGTGACGCTGTAGGGTTGACACCATATCTGTCGCAGAGCATTTTGAACGTGTGCCTGGAGCTGTGCGCTGAGTGCTTCTCTATGCCCAGTCTTTCGCACAGCTTGGCTATGTTGTAGTTTGCCAGCGTCTGGGCATGGAATATCAGCGGTGCATGTGCGAGCGTCCTTGCCTTTACAAATGGCATGATAGCGGAGTGGATCGGGACGATACGGTTCTGACCGGTCTTTATGCCTCCCTGGAAGTATCCGTCATCCAGGTTTACTTTCATTCCGTTGTAAAACGCGGAAATCCGGAAGCCGGAGTAGATCATGATCAGAACGCTGACTGCAGCCTCATCTCCGTCAGCTGCAGCCTTCCACAGCTTTTGCAGCTCGTCAGAGGTGTACGGCTGTGCGTGTTCCTTTTCTCTTGCCATGATCGGGATCTTGACCTTTGCAGTTGGATCTTCGGTTATGAACTTCCGGTCTATTGCGGTGGCCATGATGTTGTGAATGATGATCAGAGCTGCTGTGACAGAGCTTTTGGAGTGCGTTTCAGACAGCATGTTGACGTACTCCTGAACGTCATCACTGGTTATGTTTTCCACATATCTGTCATGAAATACGTCCAGCTGTTTGTACTGCAGCAGATATGACTTCCTGGTACGCTCAGAGAACTTCTTGACGGCGTATTTCCCGAAGCGCTCTTCGAAATACATGGCGCCTACATCCTTGAAAAGGTGCTTTTCTTTTTCTATGGCAACCTCTTCACGATGCGTGATGGTCCTGTAATCCGCCAGGATCTTCCTGCAGAGCGCGTCCATATCACGTTCTGGCACCGCGGTCATCCTCCTGGCGATGTCAATCTCATCACCAGGACGATAGGTCCCCGCCTTGTGCGACACAAGGACCGCAAAGCCGGTGTACCAGTCCGGCACATAGCACAGAGCCTTTTTGTATCCAAGATATCCGCTGGGTGTGATGTAATGTTCAGGCGGATACACAGCGTACGGGCAGGCTCTGCCTTTTCCCAAGTACTTAATGGACCCCATGCCGTTGCCAAGGCGTGGGTGATTCTGCCTCTTTTGCTTCATTTGGTCATTCTCCTTTCAAAAATGACCCGCATAAATACAAGAAAATACTATCAAATATAAGTATACGGGTCAATATGAGAACATTCGTTCTCATTGTGTCATTTATTGGACACTGGATATAGTAGAATACTTTTTGAAGCAAGAGGGGAGATGATACATATTGAAGCAAAGAATCATTGATTTGCTTGATCAACTGGCTCCGGAATATCTGCTGTATATTCTGGAGCTTGCGGAATCCTTTGTTAAGGTTTCTGCGAAGTGAAAAAGAGACTCGGCACTGCCATGCCGGGTCTTTTTTTATTTCCCTGAGATCTCGCGCCAAAGCTTTTCGAGGACGGCCCAGTCTGATTCAGACAGGGTATCCAGGGCTGCAACGAATCTCGCCTTGAAGCTGTCCGGCTTGTCCTTCAGCAGCTTTGCTGTCAGTGATATCAACCGGTCCCGCTTTCCTTTTTCCAGGAACATCTGGCCTTCACCGGTCCTGATCCAGTTTCCGTTGATCATTACATCCATCCCAGGCGGATCATATGCCTCCAGAGAAGCGATGTGCCGCTCTGTGACGCTGTTTCTCCCTGATTCTATATCGGAGACGCCGGAGGTCTTGATGCCGAGGATCTCGCCGTATTCGGCTTGTGTAAGACCCAGGGCCTTACGCAGTTCTCTGAAACGCTGGTTCATGATTTCAACTCCTTTCGTGGTGATTCTTATTATAGCAGAAGAAATCCAAATTTCAAGAAAAAATTACGTTAAACGTAAAAAAGTTATTGACAGTGCCTGCTTTTGGTGCTATTATGTTCACAAAACGTAACGAACATTACGTTTTACGGTTCCCGGAGGCCGGACGCATTACCAAAAACAAATCCCCAAAGTACCATTGCCTCTTGTTTCGTTTTCATCAATAGAACTTTTTGCCCGGCCTCTTTTTTAAAAATGAAAGGAGAAAACAATGAAATCAGTTTTCGAGATTCTGCATTTAATCGGCTTCGTCACATTCGTGCCAGCGGCCCTGTGTATGTTTACAGCACCTGTCCTGTCTTTCATCGCAGTGGCAGTGGCACTTTTATTTTGTGCTCCTAATATCATTTCGGAGCAGAAAGAAGAAAGGAGAAACGCATATGGCAGATGAGAAGACCACTGTCATCGAGCGCATTGCAGAGCTGGTCAAGAATAACACTCCGGAGCAGGACGAAAAGTTCCTGACCTTCGCGGAGGGCATGGCTGCAATGAAGCGCATCATGGAAGAGCAAAAAGAAGAATCCAAGAAATAATTATCCCCAAGTATGGGAAGGAGGAGTGCCTCATGGAAAGAGAAGGAATCAGCGACCGCCAGAAGGTGGACACCATCGTCACTGCTTTGTGGGTCTACTGGCGGCAGTGCTGCAACATGCTGTGCAGCACACACAACCTGGAAATAGTGCTCAAGTACAGAGCGCAGGCGAATGCGGCGCTCGAGTGCATCGATGAGCTGAAAGAGTTGAAGGAGGAGTCAAAGAAATGGATTTAGGCAGAGAACGTCTGACTATTGAGGAAGTGTCCGAGATCCTGGGCATGTCCACGCAGCAGATCAGAAACCTTGTGAAGGGAAACCGGTTCGATCCGCCGATCTGCCGTGTAGTGCACGGCAATAAAAACGATCACTATCTGTTCTTCAGAAAGCTGGTTGAGAATTATGTCGGCTTATCGAGCATGCAAAAACTGTAAGGACCGCAAGGTCGGGTGCCATGGCACGTGCGAAAGGTACCAGAGCGAGAAGGCAACCCGTACAGAAGAACGGATCGCACTCCACGAATGGATCAAAAGCACCACCGCCCAGCGGGCATCTGACGTAGCAAAATATCAATTCATCATGCGCAACGTATGGAAAGGGAGGAAAACAAAGAATGACGATATTTGATATCGACCAGGCGATCATGGCCTGTGTAGATGCTGAGACCGGAGAAGTCATCGACATCGATAAAATGAATGCCCTGCAGATGGAGCGGGGCGAGAAGATCGAGAACGTGGCACTCTGGATCAAGGAGCTGGACGCGGAGGCGAAAGCGATCCGAGAAGAGGAGAAGAGGCTCGCTGAGCGTCGCAGAGTCAATGAGAACAAGATCGCTTCTCTGAAGGGGTACCTGTCTATGGCGCTATCCGGTCAGAAATTTTCCACGCCTCGCGTCAAGATCTCGTGGCGTAAGAGCGAGGCCGTAGACATTCCGGACCCGGAGAAGATCCCGGCATCTTGGTACCGTGCAAAGTACGAGATCGCAAGAGACGACATCAAAGCCGCCCTGAAGGCCGGCGAGACTGTACCGGGTGCAAGTCTCATTGAGAACACCAACATTCAAATCAAATAAGAAGGAGCTAAGAATGAATATCACGAGAGGACCACGGAAAGTGCCGGTCAAGACAGTCATCTACGGACCGGCAGGCATCGGCAAGAGCACATTCGCTTATTGCTTCCCGGACCCGCTGTTCATCGACACAGAGGGCGGCACGAATCAGATGGATGTAGCACGTACGGATACGCCCACATCCTGGGACCATCTGCTCAACCTGATCGAACAGGTAAACGCAGAGAAGCCCTGCAAGACGCTGGTGATCGATACCATCGATTGGGCCGAGAAGCTCTGCTCCAAGGGTATCCGCGACAAGGCGAAGGTAGCCAGCCTGGAAAGCTTCGGCTATGGCAAAGGGTATACCTACCTTGCGGAAGAAATGGCAAGGCTTCTGAAGCTGCTTGATAAGACGCGGGACGCCGGCATGCATGTAGTGCTGTGCGCACATGCGCAGATGCGGAAATTTGAACAGCCGGATGAGACCGGAGCTTATGACCGGTGGGAGCTGAAGCTTGAGAAGAAGACCTCTGCCATGGTCAAAGAGTGGGCAGACAACTTGTTTTTTATCAACTATAAGACCATGGTCATCAAGACCGAGAACAATACCAGGAAGGCCACCGGCGGGCAGCGGGTCATGTACTGTACGCACAACCCCGTATGGGATGCTAAGAACCGCTTTTGCCTTCCGGATGAACTGCCATTCGCCTATGCGCAGGTGGCATTCATTTATGAAGATAATCCGAATGACCCTGTGAAGGTCGTACAAGACGCTGTACGCATGGTCGATGAGGCCGAAACCAAGGAGCAGGAAGACCCAAAGCAGGTGCTCATGACGCAGGTCAGAGCGCTCATGGACAGAGCAGGCGTCAAGGATGAACAGATCCAGATGCTATGTGCATCCAAAGGATTCTATGGCATGGACACACCGATCGAAGAGTACAGCGAGGACTTCCTCGAAGGCATGATCATCGATCAGTGGGACAAGCTCGTAAAACTGTTGCCTCCGGTAGCCGAAGACGGCACCGTAGAAGTAAATATCTAAGATAAGGAGAACAAAAATGGCAGAATTTGAACGCGCATTAAGTTGGGATGATGAGATCGAGCAGGAATCGCAGTTTACCCTGCTCCCTGAAGGCGACTATGACTTCGTGGTCGAAAGCTTCGACCGTGGCCAGTGGGACGGCTCTGAGAAGATGCCTCCCTGCCCGATGGCCACTCTGCATGTACGTGTATCCGGCAAGGAAGGCAGCACAACGATCGAGCATCGTCTGTTCCTGCACAGCAAGACCGAGTGGGCCCTGTCTGCATTCTTCAAGAGCATCGGCCTGAAGCAGTCCGGAGAACGGGTCCGCATGAACTGGAACATGGTTCCCGGAGCAAAAGGCCGCTGCCACGTGGAAGTAAATTCCTACGTCGGCAACGACGGCCAGAGCCATTCCAACAATCGTATCAAACGCTTCCTGGAGCCTGCTCCCAAGCAGTCATGGTAAGCCTCAGACCGTACCAGCAGGAAGCGGTCGAAGCAATAGAGCATGAGTGGAAGTCCGGCAATGGCCGGACTCTACTTGTACTCCCAACTGGAGCGGGCAAGACCATCGTCTTTGCAGATGTGGCCCGTAGAAGCGTTGAGAGGGGCAGGAAGGTGCTTGTTCTTGCACATAGGGGAGAATTACTTGAGCAGGCTTCCGACAAGATACAGAGCACTACAGGCCTTTACAGCGCTATCGAGAAGGCAGACCAGACAGCAGTCGGTACGGATGACAGTATCGTGGTCGGATCAGTGCAAACCCTGCAGCGGAACAGCCGGCTGGAACAGTACCCGAGGGATGAGTTCGGCACCATCATCGTAGATGAAGCACACCATGCCATAGCAGACAGCTATCAGCACATCCTGTCATACTTCGATGGAGCAAACGTCCTGGGCGTAACTGCGACAGCTGACCGAGCCGACATGAAGGATCTCGGATCTTATTTCCAGAGCCTTGCATATGAGTACCCACTTCCGCAGGCTATCCGCGATGGGTACCTGTCCAGGATCAGGGCACTGACCGTGCCTCTTGAACTGGATATCACCAAAGTGTCTATGCAAAATGGTGATTTTTCCGCAGGAGAAACCGCCACGGCACTGGATCCATATCTGGAGCAGATCGCTGACGAGATGGCCAAGACCTGCATGAACCGGAAGACGGTAGTCTTCCTTCCGCTGATCGAGACATCGAGAAAGTTCTGCAAACTGCTGCAGGAACGTGGCTTCCTGGCAGCTGAAGTCAATGGCGGTTCAGAGGACCGGAAAGAGATCCTGCAGGATTTCGATGACGGCAAATACAACGTCCTGTGCAACTCCATGCTGCTGACAGAAGGTTGGGACTGCCCGTCTGTGGACACTGTAGTAGTGCTTAGGCCCACAAAGAGCAGAAGCCTGTATCAGCAGATGGTAGGGCGCGGCACACGACTGTATCCAGGCAAGGACCACTTGTTACTGATCGACTTCCTGTGGCTTACATCACGGCACGATCTGTGCAGACCAGCATGTCTGACCTGCAAGTCCGCGGATACCGCCAGAGCTATGACCAAGAGACTTGAAGCAGGCGGGGAGCTGGACATCGAGGAAGCAGTAGAACAGGCCGAGAAGGACGTACTCATCGAACGTGAGGAAGCCCTGGCCAAAGAGCTTGCCGCCATGCGGAAGCGGAAGAGACAGTACGTAGATCCGCTGCAGTATGAAATGTCCATCGCGGCCGAAGATCTCATCAACCACACACCGGTCTTCGCATGGGAGATGGCGCCCGCCTCAGAGAAGCAGCTGAAGGCACTCGAGAAGTCCGGGATCTATCCGGAAGCAGTCGAGAATGCAGGTCTTGCATCAAAGCTTCTGGACAGACTGGCGCTCCGCAAGCAGGCAGGTCTTGCCACGCCGAAGCAGATCCGGTGCCTGGAGAAATTCGGCTTCCGGAATGTAGGCCAGTGGCGATTCGAATCCGCGAACAAGATGATAGCGAAGCTGAGCCGGAACAACTGGCGGCTGCCTGCCAATTTCAAAGCAAGCGAATACAAACCCAAGGAGGAAATGTATGTGTTCAGTTTTGAAGATTAAGTTAGACGAGTGCGGCATCGCACCCACACGCGCACATGATACTGACGCAGGCCTCGACCTGTATGCCCCGCTTGACTTCTTCGTGAAGCCTGGAGGAAGGTTCTGCGTATACACAGGGGTACACATCGAACTGCCGGCAGGCACGTATGGCGCCATCAAATCCAAGTCCGGCCTCATGCTGAATCACGGGATCATCGTGGATGGCACCATCGACGAAGGATACCGCGGCCAGATCGGAGTGGTCATCTTCAACCTCTCCAAGAAACAGGTCGATTTCAAGAAGGGCGATAAGATCGCTCAGCTGGTAGTCTGCCCGGTCGAATATCCACGGGTGGAGATCTCTGGGGAGCTGACAGCAAGCTCCAGAGGTACCGGCGGATTCGGGAGCACAGGACGATGAACAGAGCAGAGAGAAGACGTCAGCTGAAGGCGTCGCAGAAGGTCCATGTTATCACCAGGGACGATATCATGTTCCAGAAAGGCGTCAAGGCCGGCATGGCCGAAGGCATCAAGCTTGAATCCGGCCAGAGCGTCTGCATGATGACCACGGCCATCGCGGCAGTACTGCACAGGGAATACGGCTTCGGAGCCCATCGCCTGGACATGGTGCTGAACCATATCACCGCAGTACTGGAAACGTATAAGGACGATCTGGACCGCGAGAGGCGTACGCGGGAATGGATCAAGGATAAGACAGGTCTGGATCTCGATGATTATACCGGCCGGCGGGTCCTGGATCTCAAGAAGCAGATGCAGATGGATTTCGATGCGGGACAGTTCATAAAAAGAGGTGTAGTGAATGAAGACACTCAACGCACGGCAGTGCCCGAAATGCGGATTTGAAGGCTCCACGGTCGAGGAAACGCGGTACACGCAGCTCGACCGCAGGTCCTTCCGGCCGGAGGACAGGATCCTTTACAGGGTCAGATGCTGCACCAGGTGCAATTACAGATGGCGGACGGCCGAGATCGACCTCTATGATGCGATCAGCGCCATCAGAAAGGAAAAGTAATTATGACAAGGCTGGAGTGTTACAACAGCATGCACAGGCTTGGCTACAACATTTCCACCGTGATGGATAACCACTATCTCACATTCAAGGAGCTCGGCGAGAAATTGGGCAAGGACCCGGCTATCCTCGCAAATCATATCCTCGAGCCGCACCGCCTGACCGTTGATGAGGTTATCAAGATCGCGGCGGCCATCGGCGTGAACTGGCGGGATCTGCTGGAGGGCCTCGACTGATGGGCACCTATCAAGAAAGGAGAGCGGCGAAGGTGTGCGTGCGGTGCGGAAGACAAACCGAGCGCACCCTTGCCGGCAAATGCAGATGCCAGGAATGCGAGGACGCGGCGGTAGCATCAAGACGCTACAACAACACGCAGAGACGGAAAAAGGGTCTGTGCCTCGTGTGCGGCATACCGTCAGAAACGCGACTCTGCCCAAGGTGCCGGGAGAAAGAGAAGGGATACAACGCGAAATGGAGGGCGAAGAATGGCAAGAAAAAGGAAGCCGTGCGAGTGGTGCGAGGAAGACATTTACAGCGACTATATCGAGGGCCGGTGGGGGTACTGCTTATGGTACGAGGTCTACCCGCTTAACAACCACATTACAGTCATCAGCCAGGCACAGGACGAAGAGGGCGAGATGATCGAGGCCTCGGTCGAGATCCCGATGAACTTCTGCCCCAATTGCGGGAGGGACTTGAGACAATGAGTTATGTAGAGGTTTTGCTATGCTACCTGCTTGTGGGCATGGTGGTAGTAGGCGGTGTGTTGTATGGCATAGGAAGGCTTATCGTCTATTTGATAGAGCATAAGGGGGATATAGGATGAGTGATTTAATAAGCAGACAGGCGGCGATTGAGATAATTGACAGATACATGAACCGACTCGCAAAACATATTGGCACTCCGACAGACAGCGAACGCTATGCTTATGCACGAGGGACGCTTTTGAGTGTGGAAGTAGGCATCAATGCGTTACCGTCCTCACAGCCATATGTTCCCGACACAAATGTCGGGGAGTTAATCAGCAGACAGAAGGCACTGGATCACCTGCGGAAGAGGCTAATTCAAACCGCAAACAATAACGTAGGCTTTGTGTGCGATGCAGGGGCAACCTTTGAAGATGCAAGCGAACGGGTAAAAACTTGGCTTGATGAGGTGCCATCCGAAGTAAAGCACGGAGAGTGGACGGAAAGAGAAGTCGATGCGGATGGCAGAGCTATTGATGAATGGCAATCAGCAAAATGCTCTGCTTGTGGCCTGTATCACACTACACCGTATTTATACTATTTCGATAAGTTTAAGTACTGCCCTAATTGCGGAGCAAGAATGGATGAAGGAGACAATCATGAGGCTAATTGATGCTGATGCGCTGAGCAAAAGACTACAAAAGTTATGGGACATACATGACGACACAGACTTTGCGAATAAAGATGTTTGGCAAGAGTTAGAAAATGCTCCATCCATAGATGCAGTACCAGTAGTAAGGTGTAAGGATTGCAAGTACGCACACATGACATACGATGGCGATTGCAAATACTGCGATGTTTGGTTTCCAGATGAAGCAGAGTATTTGGACGGAGACTACTATTGCGCCAGTGCAGAAATGAAAGAAGAAACTTGCAATAACACAGAAGAATAGTTGCAATAAAAATAAGAAAATGGGTTTATTGCAACTTACTGCAACTTACGGAAAGGGGAAAAGAATGAACAAGGACATAAATGAATATACTCTTGAAGAACTGCAAGCTATTGATAATTACAACGAAAAGGCCCTATTCGATTCGATAATATTGGTTCCGATGGAAGAGCTGCACGATAGTGGATATCGTTGTATGAAGGGCATACTCGTCAATCGTGGAGTGATTGTCGGAAGTGTTGGCGGATGGAGTGATGTTGTGCATCCGAATGGGATCGGGAATTTCGGTAGATATGGTGCGGAGTTTGAGAAATACCTTCGTACACGCACTGTGCCGTATATGGATTTAAGCATGGATTGCCTTGAAAAGAGTCGTTGCATAAGGATTATGATGTCCGGAAAGTGGGAGATGGATGATTTTATAGGATCGGACATGTGCTTTTACAAGGCAATGAGAGGAGAGGAAGATGAATGATTTAATAAGCAGAAAAGCAGTATTAGACGAGCTGTCAAAATACAAAGACAGAGTATCATATCTGTATCCTATCATATATCAAGACGTGTGCGCTGATATCGAGTCTTTGCCATCCATAGACGCAGTACCAGTAAGGCATGGTACATGGACAAGGGTTGGCGATAACTCGTATAAGTGCTCTGAATGTGGCGAGGTGTCCTGTTGCTTCGCAGACTACTGTCCTGATTGCGGAGCAGACATGAGAAAGCAAAAGTTGCAGTATGGAGATGAGGACACATCACAATGCGGTTTGATGAGTGCGACATGAGAGGTGAGGACAATGAGGCTAATTGATGCGGATGCACTAAAGATTGACTATGGTTTTACGTGGGACGATATTACACCGACACACGAAGAAATGTATGCCCTTATCGACAGACAGCCTACCATAGATGCAGTACCAGTAAGGCATGCGAAATGGATAAACCGCCGTAACGATGATGGACATAACATAGCTGATTGTTCGAGGTGCGGCAGCGCAATCCAGTGGTTTGATGACGATGAAAAGCCAAGGTATTGTTGTATGTGCGGAGCAAGAATGGATGAAAGGAAAGAATCATGACGCAGTTTATCATCTTCAGCATCGGCTTCATCATGGGTGCATGGATGGGCGTACTCATCACCGCACTTATCGCATCCTCGCACGATGCAGAAGAACGTGAGATGCGTTACTGGGAGCAGAAACACGGGAAAGAGGGTGACATTTTACGATGACACACGAAGAATGCTTATTCTGTAAAGGGAAAACAGTATCCTGGGACCTGGTCGAAAAAGGGCAGCGCCCCATGGGATTGACGATCAGCATTCTTGGGTCCATGTGCGACGTCGAAATCGATGGCGGCGAAAAGCGCGATGGTATTTGGCTCGAGGATGGCGTTGTTCTGAAGTATGATAACAGCTCCGGCGAGTATGTCCCTCAGGGAATCGAGATCGCATACTGCCCATTCTGCGGGGAAGCGCTAAAAGTAAAGGAGGATCCCGATGAAGCTGATCAGCATTGAAAGCCTTCTGAGCAAACTGGAAGTCCGGTCCGCAGATGGTATGCTCTCCATCGCAGCGGTACGGAAGATGATCTGGGATGAGAAGCAGATCGATATCGTCAATTGCAAGGAGTGCAAGTACTACAAAGAAAACACGATAATCTGCAACAGGTACGGACTTGAGGATGATGACTATTGCTCTTGGGCAGAAAGGAAATAAAAATGACCACAATGAAATCTGCGGAGGAGTTCAAACAGGAAGCCATCCAGGCCATCAAAGACCTGGGAGGCTTTCCGTACAACCCCGACATATATTGGTCGTACCGGGCGGTGAAGGATATCCCCGTATGCAAAGAACAGTGTTTCCATCCAGCCAGGGGAGACGGAAAATCATCCCGATACTTCGAAGAGTTACTGGAGAAGATAGACCGTATTCTGGAGGAGCAGAAGAATGAATAGGTTAAAACCTTGTCCATTTTGCAACGATGCTTGGGTATATGCGTCAACTGGTGATTATGGTAGCGGATACGAAAACAACGGGTACAGGATAACATGTAAATGTGGTTATGCGTGGCATCTTGTTGAATGGCATAAAACAGAAGAAAATGCCATCATGGAATGGAACAAGAGAGCGGATAAGAAAGGATAACTGATATGCCAATGAAATTGATCCATCTGGAAAAGGCTGTAAAGCCGTGTCCGTTCTGTGGAAGCGAGGTCATTTACGTAACCTTCGAGCATGGGTATATCGATGACAGCGCGGTAGTGTTCTGCAATTCCTGCAAGGTGAGCGTAAAGGTCGAAGAGAATGACCAGGAAGGATTCAACGATGTTACTGCTAAAAGGGCGGTAAAGGCATGGAACAGGAGGGTGAACGAATAAACCATGGTAATGACGAAAGAAGACATCTGCAGAGAGTACCGACTTGCGGCTAATAAGGTTGGGAAGGTCAAGATCCTAGCAGACATGAACCTATGCACTAAGCAGCAGATCGCGGACATCCTGATCGAGGACGGGCAGGAGGTTCCTAAGTGGTACCTGAAGAAAACAAAAGAAGAAACGCCCAAAGAAGAACCTAAGGAAGAAGCTGTGGAAATACCTAAGGAAGAACCTAAAGAAGAACCCAAAAGAGCTCCGAAGCAGAACGATGACGTATTCAGGCTCCAAGCCGAACGGATCAGAGAGCTGGAGGAAGAGGTCAAGGCGCTTACGAAAAATCTGAATGACGAGCGGAAGGCGCATGTCTGTGAGCTCGATGAGCTCTCCAGGGCCTTTAACCTTCTGGAGGAGCATAACAAAAAGCTGCAGAAGACTGTCTGCATGATGGCAGCTGAGATCTACGGAGGCTAAGCTATGGTAAGTTTTTTATTCGGCATGTTCGTCGGATCCATCCTGACAGTCATTATCTTGGGATTCTGCGCCATTGCGGTGGAGGATGAAGAGCAGGAGCTGGAAGAGCACATGCACGGAAAGGAAAAATAACTATGTGGGTAAAGTTCAAGGATCAGGACGGTTATACGAAGCTGATCAATACGGACAGATTCGACTTCATCGTGAATGAAGGCGAGGTCACGTACTTCTCAAACAGCGAGCATTGCTACGCTCTGGATGTTCCGTTCGAAGAGGTCGAGCGGCAGCTGGGCGTTGGAAAGGACCAAAGCTGATGTATGATGAAAAGCCAATATCCAGCATCGAATATGGTCGGATGAAGATATGCGCCATGGACTTCCCGTATAGGAAGAAAAAGGCTCTGGGCATATACGATGACGAGGTCAACACGTTTTACAAGGTGGCGACATTCAACAACGAAGAGTCGGCGCAGGATTTTATGAAATACCTCGCGAAGTTCTGCGAGACGTTATTTTATGACCGACGTCAGGCTTGATGGCCGGAAGAAAAGAAAGGAGAAAATGATGTCTATGTTTATCGACAAGCAGGAGATCCTGGAGGAAGAGCACTATTTTATCAAACGTATCGTACAGGATTATGAAGCAGAGCCTGAAAAAGCGTTTCTGATGATCGCCGGTGCAAATATTTTCACGAACGGTCTGTTTGGCGCCATGCTGGAAAAAGAAGGGGAACGCGAGTTCATGAGAGCGTGCAGCGATGGCGATGTACAGTAAAGACGAGATCTATGACATCCTCTGGCAGGTGGATCCTTCTGCGCTGGATTATCAGGGCTGGTGCTCGGTCGGCATGGCCTTGAAGCTGGAAGGATTCTCCTGCGAGGATTGGGATGAATGGTCTGCAAGGGATCCCGGCCGGTACCATCCGGGAGAATGTGAACGGAAGTGGAATACCTTCACGGAGATGGCCTCGCAGAACGTGACTGCAGGGACCATCGTCCAGTTCGCCAAGGACCAGGGATGGAACCCGGAAAAGCCGGACGGACATGCCCTCGGATGGGAAGATGAGATCGGACGCGATTACAAGATCCTGGATAAAGCTTATGTCCAGGATCTCGAGATCGCGCCGGCATCAAAGGACTGGCATCCGGCGCGGGAGATCATCCGGTATCTGGAAACGCTGTTCCGGCCGGATGAATATGTAGGATATCTTATGCAGGCCCAGCAGGGCGAGGACGGCAAGTTCAGGCCCTCTGCGAAGGGCAACTACAAGCGGACGGCCGGTGAGCTGATCGAGGCTTTGAAGGCCGTCAAAAATGATGACATAGGGTCTGTGCTCGGCGATTACAACCCCGAGGCGGGCGCGTGGATCCGGTTCAACCCTCTGGACGGTATGGATGTCCGGAACGAAAATGTCACGGATTTCCGGTACGCCCTGGTGGAGTCTGATTCCATATCGGTGGAGAAACAGCATGCGATCATCCGGGATCTTGAGCTGCCGGTGGCAGCGCTGATCTACTCAGGCGGGAAGAGCATCCACGCCATTGTACGTGTGGACGCGCCTGACTTCGCCGAGTACAGGAAGCGTGTCGAATATCTCTACACGGTGTGCGAGAAGTCCGGCATGCAGATCGACAAGCAGAACAGGAACCCATCCAGGCTGTCGAGGCTCCCGGGATGTACGCGCGGAAAGAACAGGCAGTACATCATCGATACCAACATCGGCAAGAAGAGCTGGCCGGAATGGTATGAGTACATCGAAGGCCTGAATGATAACCTTCCTGAACCGCAGAGCCTTGCGGATATCTGGGGAAGCGTACCACCTTTGAAGCCATGCCTCATAGACGGTGTTCTCCGGCAGGGCCACAAGATGCTTCTCGCGGGACCATCCAAAGCCGGCAAGTCCTTTCTGCAGATCGAGCTCTGCATAGCTATCGCGGAGGGGACGAAGTGGATCGGATGGCAGTGCGCTCAGGGCCGTGTGCTGTACGTCAACCTGGAGCTGGACGAAGCGTCCTGCTATCACAGGTTCATGGATGTGTACAATGCCCTTGGGATCGCTCCGGAGCACATCGGCAACATCGATATCTGGAATCTGAGGGGAAGGTCCATGCCCATGGATATCCTGGCTCCAAAGCTGATCAGGCGTGCCCAGAAGAAGAACTACATAGCGGTGCTGATCGACCCGATCTACAAGGTCATCACAGGCGATGAGAATGCAGCTGACCAGATGGCAAAGTTCTGCAACCAGTTCGACAAGATCGCCACGGAATTGGGCGTGGCCATGATCTACTGCCACCATCACAGTAAGGGTGCCCAGGGAGGAAAGAAGTCCATGGACAGAGCCTCCGGGTCGGGCGTGTTCGCCAGAGATCCTGACGCGCTCCTGGATATGATCGAACTTCCCATCACTGACGAGATAGCCTTAAGAGAGCGCCAGAGTGCCGTAAAAGAGGCTCTGCTGGAATACATAGGGAAATATATGCCCCGTGTTGCAGAACGCCTTACAGAGCAGATCACGGCCTCTGGGGGGCGGCTGAGAGAATGGATCGCCACCACGGATGTGCTTACTGGCGCTGAGCGTCAGGTCCTGATCGGGATCATCGAGCAGGTCGAGCAGAGCGTGCTGCCGGAAGATTCGCAGATCACAGCCTGGCGGATCGAGGGCACGCTTCGGGAGTTCCCGTCGTTCCCACCTGTGAATCTATGGTTCGAATGGCCGGTCCACAGGATGGACAGATTCGATTCATTGAAGTGGGCCTCGCCAGAAGATGACACCCATTGGTACCGTGGCAGAGGCGGCGAGCTGAAGCCGAAGAAGACTCCGGAAGAGCGGAAGGACGAGCGCCAGACGACCCTCGACAAAGCTTTCGATGCGGTGGCCCATGAAGACGGATTCGCCACTTTGAGCGACATCGCAGCGTACTTCGGAGGGTCCAAGAAGACAGCCAGGCGCTACATCCAGGAGAGTGGATCCTACTCCATACGTGGCGGCTATGTATACCGGAAAGACGAGGACGATGACGGCGAAACGGGCGAAGAATGACCACAAAAAATGGCCGAAATGTTTGACCAAAGAGGCCAAAAATACCACCGAAAACACCCCCAGAACAGGTCAAAACCGAAATATCAAATACAAGAAAGTACAATAAAGTACAAGACGTTGTCCCAGTTGGGACAAACACGGTTTTGTCCCTGTTGGGACAGTGTGTCCCACTTGGGACAATTACGGTTTTGTCCCACTTGGGACAAAAGGGACAAATTACGGTTTTGTCCCTCTGTCCCTGTTGGGACATGAAATTATATACTACGTATATAATTTTGTGTCCCTCTGTCCCAGTTGGGACAATCACGCGTCTGTCACAGGTAGGGTTAGTGGGCGAATGCTGACGCCCACCACTCACCCTACTGCACCAGTGACAAATGCCCCGCTGTCCCGATAGGGAAATGAGGACGAAGAGGTCATGGAACAATTGCAATCAGTTGCAATGCATTGCAATGTGATGCAAACAGTTAAGAGGTTAACGAAGTTGAACAGAGATATCAGGATCGAGCTGACTTTCAGGAAGAGGGTGCCGTCGCTCATGATCTCTTACGTGGATCTGACGGACGAAGATAACGAAGGATCGAAAGAACCGGAGCAGGAAGCGGTCACCCTCACCAAGGTGGTGGGCATGCACTCGGTCGGTGATGTCACCGAGGAGCTCAGCCAGGAAGGATGGATCCTCGTCCGGTGGAAGTTCTTCGACGGGGAGCTGCAGTCTGCATACAGCACCCTGGTGGAGAGTCTGGAGGTAGAGGTCGAAGATTCGACAGGAAGAGCAGCTGCGGAACATGAACGCGATGGCGAAAGAAAAACCAAAGGAGAGTGAAGTGCGGATGGAACAGAATAAGAACAATGGTCATCGGAACAACGATCAACAGAATGATCATCGGCCGGACGTGATCATCGATACCGAGATGATCGGGCGGAACATGGTGTGGGGGATGATGCCTCCTCCGGGATGGACACTGGAACAGGAGAAGGACGGCGGTATCGTCCAGTTCTTCGTGCGGATGAAGGAGATCCCTACTGTGACGCACCAGGAGAAGAGGATCTCCACTCGGTCGGTCAAAACTTCGGACGGGAAGCGGAAGACTATGCCGGTCGTTTATGAGTCTGCGGCGTTGAAGGATGCGCGGGCCTTGTTCAGGACACATATGACCAGAGTGCTGCATATCCTTACATGGGAGAAGGGCGTATATACTTCGCCATGGCGGGATACTCCGGTGGCCTTGGGCGTGGTGTGGCTATTCCCAAGGCCGAAGAACCTCAGGAACAGGAAGAAGACGAAGGGTGCTGACGGCAGTGCGGACAGTACCTGGAAGGTCACGAAGCCTGATACGGACAATCTGATCAAGCTGCTGAAGGACGAGATGACGCACGCCGGCTGGTGGCATGATGATGCCCAGGTGGTCATTGAACGGTCCATGAAGATGTACGCGCCTGTGAAAGAGGATGCGGATGGCAATCTTGTCGAAGAGGTCGGCGTGCAGATCACTATCGCGAAGCTCAAGCCGGAAGAGGTGCTGGAGATGACCCTGGAACCAGGAGGAACAATCAGTCTTTCTGAAGAGGAGAACGTATTGGAGGCATCTTGGGCTGATGGCTACGCTCCTGAGCGCGTGGTGCCTGGTGATGGAGCCCGTGGCGGAGCCAGCGATGATGACGGATGGTGGTATGATGAACGGACGGGCACGGTCGGTCGGCCGACGGTGACGGACGGTCCGCGGACGGCGATGATGCAAAAGGATCAGAGGAGGGCTGAAGATGAATGAGAAGATGAACGAGAGAATGAATAAGTTCGTGCGGATCATCGTGGCCATTATCGTGGTGCTGGTCGGGTTCACGCTGGTGGCTCTCGCGGTGTGTGCCGTGGGATGGGCGTTCAGGCTCGTGGCCATGACTTTCGGGACGGGAGCGTGATGTCATGAGCAGAGGCATCAACAAGAATAAAAAGGCCGGATGGTCGGCTGCTCTGGGTGAGGCCGGGGCGCCGGTGCCGGAGGAGCTGAAAGAGGGTAGGATCTATGAACCTGAGGAGGCTCCGCTGTATGAGGCGCAGAACACTACCAGGAGAGACGGGACGCCCAGAGTGAACAGCGCGAAGGATGATTCCTGGAAGTATCAGTGGGTCGAGACCGACGAGGAGCTGCCGCCGGGTGTGCATAAGTGTGCGAACGGGATGTATGTCAATGACGAGGGTCGGACGGTGCGACGGTCGGGAGCACCGATGGGTCGGCCCGCCGGTCGGTCGGACAAGGTGCCGAGGAAGATCCGCGAGAATGCTGCAGAGATCTCCGGGAAGGGCGGAAAGGTGAATGCCCAGGTGAAAGTCAAGGAGGGCGAGATGGCTGAGATGATCCGGTTCGCTCTTAACGCGTGGAACCTGCCGCCGGTCAATGTCAATGACCCTGACGAGCTGGAGGAGCGGGCGTTCTATTACTTCAAGTGCTGTATCGAGCAGGACCATAAGCCGGGGATCGCGGGGCTGTGCAATTATCTGGGGATCGGTCGGTCGACTTTTCTTAACTGGGCGTCGGGCGTGAGCCGAGGGGGTAATAAACGATATAAAGAGATTTGCCAAAAGATTAACAGTCTCTTGGAGGGAATGATGGAGGAATACATGCTGAATGGCAAAATAAATCCGGTCACCGGGATCTTCCTCCTGAAGAACTCCTTCGGGTACGCGGATCGGACGGAGATCGTCCAGAAGCCCGATGACCCGCTGGCAACATACGGCACCAGGGAGGAGATCCGGGAGCGGTACAAGGACTCCGTGGTCCATGATGAATGAGAATATACACTGATATTCATCGAAATCTGCATAAATATACGTGTATTTTATGCATGGCCGGTCGGGCGGCTGGTCGGCGAAAATGAGAAAAGCTCTGAAACCCGCATAAACAGCGGGTTTCTTCGTTTCACGGACAAAACTATTCGTAAAATGTATCTTTGGCGAATAGTTGTTTCTGCCTTCCTGAGACCGCTTCCGGTCGGCCGGTTCCAAGTCGGTCGGATCAGACGGCCGGCGGGTCAGATCTGCTGCAGTCGGTGGTCATTTCCGGTACAGTCGGCTGCTTCCCCACGGTCGGCCGGGGCATACAATTGCGAGAATGCCCCTCAGAAGCGTCAGAATGCCCCTAAAATCGATTTTAGGGTCGAGGCGGCATATTTATGTGTCAAAGGATGTAACGCGCCTTAAAACGTAAAATAAAGGCCGTAAAACGTAAATCGGATTTTTGACAAAAAATAACCCCGCCAGGTCGGCGGGGTCGGTCGAATCCTATCAGCACTTATAGGCAGCCGCTTCCAGGGAGGCGATCTCTCTGATGATCGCAGCCGCTTCCTGGCGTTCCCGGTCGGTCAGCTCGATGTCCGGGTCGTCGGTGTACTCGGCGATCTGATAGACAATGCCGGACGGCTGGTCGGTCAGCATCCGGACGGTGGCGGCCCAGGCGTCCTCCTCCGGGCATCCGTTGTACGGGTCGATCCCGTAGAACCAGTCGACGATCCGCTTGGCGAATCGTACGCGCTCCATTGTAGTCATGACGTTTTCTCCTTTCGGTTGGTTGGTCCGTCGGTCCGTCGGACGGTCGGTCCGTCGGACGGTGGTCGGTCAGTCGGTCGGACGGTCGGTCCGTCGGACGGTGGTCGGTCGGCCTGCCTCAGCAGGCCGCCGGCGTCATGTACCGGATCAGATCCGCTTCCTCGGCCTGATCCATGTACGGGATGTTGTACCGGGCCAGCTTTGCGCCGGTCCTTACGATTGCTTGGCCGATCTGTAATAACTCGGCCCCAGCGGTCTCGACGATGTTTCTGGACTCCTGCCGGTTGCTGCACTGCAGTGCCACGCGGGTGTCCAGGTTGGTCTTGATGCGTCCTGTGATCACGTCCGATGTCGGGCGCTGTGTGGCGATCAGCAGGTGATAGCCGGCCGCGCGTCCCAGTTGGGCGATGCGCTGTACCAGCGGTTCCACGCGGGCCTTGGTGGCTCTGTCTGTGGTCAGATCCGCGTACTCCTCGACGATGATCCAGGTGTGCGGTCCTGACCAGTTGCGGCCATCCAGGCCCTGCTGCAGCAGGAAGCGGTATCGGGCGTCCATGTCGCTGCAGACGTTCTGCAGCACCTGGATGATCTGGTCAGCCTCCTCGGCGTACGCGCATACGTTGGCCATATGCGCATAGGGGTGTAGTTCGACGTGCTTCGGGTCCAGCAGTACCAGGTTGTAGCCCAGGCCGCAGCAGGCCCGGATGAATCGGTGTACAAGGACACTTTTTCCGGATCCGCTGGCCCCAGCAAGCAGCACGTGCCGCGCCTGAGTCAGATCGTATTCAACGCGGCTCAGTTGCGTTTGATAAGTGTACCATGCCATTAGATTGTACTCCATTCTTTTGTAATTGTTCCCGGCCCGGAATGGATCCGGGCGGAAAAATCCGGCGGGCCTCGAGGCCCGCGCGCCGGCCTGATCACCGGGCGGATTATTTGAGCTTTTCGCGGATAATGCGGGCTGTGTCGTGTGAATAACAGCGCCTGCAGGTCAGGCATTCGCGTGCGCCACAATTGATATCATCGCGATCGTAGTTATAAACTACGAACAACTTATCAAGCCACGGATAAACCTGCTGCAGCGCGTCCAGAAATGCGTCTAGATCGTCAATCCCGGCGGCATTAATCGCCGGAATAGAATAGATCATGACGACGTTTTCTGGCTTTCCTACGGCCTTTATAGCCGCGTCATACTCTTTAAGGTTTTTAGTCCAGCAGCCAAACATCGTTTGCGGATTTACATGGCACCAGTTCATATAATTAGTTGCCTGAATGATACCCGGTTCGCCTTGCTGGACGTCGCCAAAAGCTTCTATTCTAGCAATGGCCGCGTTAACAATCGGCAGGTCTTCCAGATCGTACACGCGCGCTGTTAACAGCTCAGTATTGTGTTTATACTTGTCGCGCATTGTCGCCCGAAACATCAGCAGGTTGTCCGCGTAACAATGCCGGCAAATAATGTCGACGGGATTTTTCCCGGCGTGAACTGCTATTCTATAGGCCTTTTCAGCTGCAGCGCGTCGTTGCTGGCAATATGTGTTTTCCAGTACGCTACTGGACCAGCTGATCATCCCGGCCATTTTGCCGCTATGATTCGTGCAAAGACTTTTAGTAAGCTGCTGTTTTGTAGTAAGCTCTTTTTTCATTGTTTCGTTTTCCTTTTCTGTTTTGTATTTGCTGGTGAAGTCTTCACCAGTAAAGCCGCGCCCGGTTTCGATCCGGGCCGCGTCCATGATCTGGACACGTCAAACCACTTTACGCGGCTATCACAAAAGATAGGATTTTTTGTCTTTCCCAATACTTGACGCTTGTCACAAGATACGCAGAATGCATATTCAGGTTTTCCCGCGTCAAGTGGTGTTGTAAGTTGTCAAGGTGCTGTGTCCTTTCCTTAAGGACGCTTATATAATACTACTAAAATACTAGAATGTCAACTAGTTTTCTAGAAATAAATAAGAAAATTTTAGAATTATTTGCAGCAAGACAGAGCAACTAGCGGTTGCGATCTCGGACACGGAACCGACGTGTGGGGGACCTCCCTGCGCAACTAGAGGTTGCGGCGGGGGTAGCTCCCCTACCACCCGCACATGCAAAAACAATTCTAAAATTTTGGCTTGACATTCGTAAATTATAGTGTTATACTCATAGCAGAAATCAGGAAAGGAATCTACTGCAATGACCGGGAAAGAAATCGTCAAGGAAATTATCTGGAGAAAACGCACAACGCAGGCTGAGCTGGCACGCGCCACAAACATGAAGCAGACAAGCCTTACCACCACCATCAACGAGGGAAAACATGACATGCGCGTAGATACGCTGGCACGGCTTGTTGAGGCCATGGGCTGTGAAGTTATAGTCCGTGACACTGCGTCTGGAGCAGAATGGAAGGTAACTCGCGAAGAATAACATTCCGTCCCTCGCGGACACTTTTCTCGCTATTTTCTACTATTTGTTAAGATTTGATTGTGCCGACCGGGGCACGCTTTAAATCCATCTATGTCTGGATCCGAAGCGTGTCCCGGTTTTTATTTACAGACCGATTGTCAAAAATTTAACAATCGATTTTGCACAACTGGTCACACAGCTGGTCACACATCCATTTTTACCGCTTTAAAAATTTTTCGCACTCTTATCTGTACCCTCAGAAATTCCCGAAAAACAAAAAGGAGGCATCCCATGAGGCAGGACACCTTCACACTTGTGGAGACGATCAAACACGCCATCCGGACCGATCCGGACGATATACAGGCCTACCGGGACCTGTACAGCGTACTGCTTGACGAAGAAGAGGAAGACTTTAAATATGCCCACGAAGAAAACAAGGCCCTGCGTGGTCTCATAGCCGATGGCATGGCGCTGTCCCAGGCACCGAGAGAGCTGTACGACGCGTACAAGAAGAGTTTGCTGTTCGACGCGCCGTACGATTTTGACGCATACATGCTGTACCTCGAATCAGACCGCATGCCGAGAGAAAGATTCTACATGCCCCGCCGGAAGATCCTGAAAAGAGCAGTAGACGCGATCCAGGACCTCGTGGACGGAGAGCTGGACGAGCTGTTCCTGTCGATGCCGCCGCGTGTCGGGAAATCGACCCTCATGACCTTCCTCTTCACATGGATCCTGGGACGCGAACCAGAAAAGTCCAATCTGTACTGTGCCTATTCTGACACCATCACGAGCGCGTTCTATTCCGGCGTGCTGGAGATCATGCAGGACCCGTACACGTACCTGTGGAAGGATGTGTTCCCGAGCCGGAAGATCGTGCACACGAACTCGAAGGAAGAGACCATCAACATCGACCGGAACAAGAAGTATCCGAGCCTTACCGCGCGGTCCCTCTACGGCACGCTGAACGGGGCGTGCGACTGCTCCGGGTATCTGGTGAGCGATGACCTCATAGGGGGCATTGAGGAGGCTCTGAACCCCGCCAGAATGCTCGGAGCATGGACCAAGGTAGAGAACAACATGCTGACCCGCGCGAAGGCAAATTCGAAGCTTCTGTGGGTCGGTACGCGGTGGTCCATCATCGACCCCGCAGGCAAGCGTCTGAATCTGCTGGAGAACGACCAGCGCTTCGAAGGACGGAGGTACCGCGTTGTGACGCTGCCGGCCCTGGATGAGAACGGCGAATCCAACTTCGACTATGACTACGGCGTGGGCTTCACCACAGAGTACTTTCTGCAGCGGCGGGCATCCTTCGAGCACAACGGGGACATGGCATCGTGGAATGCGCAGTACATGCAGACGCCGATCGAGCGTGACGGTACTGTCTTCCAGCCAGACATGATGCGGTACTACAACGGCTCCCTGCCGGATGGAGCCACCTCCATAGTCATGAGCGTTGACCCTGCCTTCGGCGGAGGGGACTATGTGGCAGCGCCCATCGCGGCAACATACGACGATGGAGACGCCTACATCATCGACACGGTATTCAACAATGGTGACAAGCGGGTCACGATTCCGATCCTGGTGGAGCGCGTCCTGAGACATGGTGTCAGGAGAGTACAATTTTACTCGAATAAAATGACGAACAGCTATCGCGAGGAGTTCGAGAAGGAGCTGAGGACCGCGGCACCGAATGCCAGAGTGCTCGTCACATCGAAGCCTGACTCGAACAAAGGGTCCAAGCAGCAGCGTATCTTCGACGCAGCGCCGGACATCCGCGACCGGTTCGTCTTCCTGGGCTCCAAGTTCAGATCCAAGGAATACGAGACGTTTATGCAGAATGTGTATTCCTTCACGTTCCTGGGGAAGAATCCGCATGATGACGCACCGGACTCCCTGACCCAACTGCTGGACATGGTGGTCAATCCAATGGGCGCCTACAGGATCTTCAAGAGGCTGTTTTAACGCAAGATCTAACGCAAGCTAACGCAAGATCCAACGCAGAACCTGCGTTGAAAATGTTTTAACTTGCCGGTAACTTGCAGAAAATCCACTACATTTAGGGCAAAAACGAAAAACGCCCTACATATAGTGGGCGCCTGACTGGCTTGTATAACTGGTTTTTGGTAGAATATAACTGTAAATCCTTGCCTTGCGTTTGCGCTGTGGGTAACCTCCTTAAGAAAGATTCTTGCTCATATTTGTTGCTCCTTTCTTTCCATCGGGCCGGGATAGACCGGCCCATCCATTCCTTTCGCTAAAGCCAGTACACAGATTGGAGGTGTTGAATTGGCAGACATTCATACTTATGACCGGGTCACGTTCGGACGTAAAGTCATTTATACCGACGTTGACAGGATCGACGCGTCCAACATTCTGGAAGTGCTCGATTCCGCGATGCAGATCCACTCTGCGAATCGCAGCGATATTCAATACCTCTACAACGTGTACCTGGGCAAGATGGACATCCTTCTGAAGACGAAGGAGGTTCGTCCCGAGATCAATAACAAGATAGTAGTCAATTACCCATACAGGATCGTGCGATTCAAGACGGGGTATGAATTTGGCGATCCCATCCAGTACGTATCCCGCCAGAGCAAAGAGAAGGGCAGTATCGAAGAGGAATCCGAAGCGATACGCACGCTGAATCGGTACATGCTTGCCGAGGAGAAGCAGACTTGCGATATCTCCCTTGGCAACTGGACATATATCGCCGGTACCGGCTACCGCATCGCGCTCCAGGATGATGTAGCAGACGAGGATGAGGCGCCCTTCGAGATCGAGGCGCTGGACCCGAGATTCACCTTCGTGGTCTATTCCAGAAAGATCGGCCACCGGCAGATGATGTGCGGCACATTCTACGAGGATGACTTCGGGCAGCCGACCTACAGCCTCTACACAGATACCGAATCCTTCACCATCAAGAATGGATCCATCTACGAAGTAAAGCCGTATGTGGCGGTATCTCAGCCGATCATTGAATATTACTTCAACGATGCCCGCATGGGCGCATTTGAGCCTGTCCTGTCGCTATGCAACGCCATCAACCGTACCGTCTCCGGCCAGCTGGATGGCCTTGAGCAGCTGGTCCAGGCGCTGGCTGTGTTCAAGAATGTCAATATCGACGCGGAGGACTTCGATGCCCTGCGTGATAAAGGCGCGATCCTGGTTCCGTCTGATGGCGACGTCAAGTACCTCATCCAGGATATCGACCAGATCAATGTGCAGACACTTGTCAACTCCGCGTACCGTCAGATCCTTGAGATCACCGGCCTGCCGAATCGCGACAACGGGTATTCCGGAGATGACACCGGCAAGGCTGTCATCTACAAGAACGGGTGGAGCGACGCCGAGGCGTATGCGAAGAATGATGAGATGATGTTCAAGAAGAGCGAGACGCGCTTCCTGAAACTGATCATCGACATCTGCAACACGCTGCGCGGCACCGGCCTCAAGATCGGCGACATCGAGATCAACTTCACCCGCCGGAATTATGAGAACATCGCCGCGAAGGCAGAGGTCCTCATGGCAATGCTTGGCACGCCGAAGATCCATCCGAGGCTGGCATTCGAGCACAGCGGGCTGTTCCCGGACCCGGAGAACGCTTATGCGATCTCCATGCAGTACGAAGAGGAGCAGGAGAAGAAAGCTCTCGAGCAGATGGAGCTGGAAGCCCAGGCCACTATGCAGCCGACGACCAAAGTTGACATCAACGATGGTGAAGGCGGCTCAGGCGTTGCACAGCGTCCCGGAAGCAATCAGCAGCGTAATATGTGGGGTCAGTTCACATGACCGACTTCTCATACATCGATGACGAGCTCGGCAACTACCGCGCGAAGCTGTTCGTACGGTTTACCGATCTCTTCCACCAGACCAGGAAGAAGCGGAAGAAGGAAAACGACCTGCTGGAGTGGATCTCGGATATGTATGGGAAACTCCAGCAGCTGGCCATTCGCATGTTTCTCCGGATCGGAAAGCACTACTACAAGAAGGCCGGAGGGAAAGAGGATACTGTCACAGAGGACTGGATCCTCCTGCTGATGGATGAATTTGACCCGGTGGAGAAGTACCGGTTCAGCGATGAGTTCGAGCGGAAAAAGTACCGCGCTTTCGAGGCGATCTGGGCATCGATCATCGCAAAGGAATCACCGGAAAAGAGTATCAAAACATCGCGCAGCCTGCTGAATAAACAGGTATCCGAGAAGGCTGTGCGGGTCGGAGACATGGCAGAGCTTACCGCGTGGGAAGAGAATGGGGTCCATCATGTACAGTGGATCGCGCACATGGACGAAAGAACGTGTGAAGAGTGCGCGTACCGCCACATGAAGATCTACACGCTGAAAGAGCTGCCGGCCAGACCGCATTACGGGTGCCGATGCCATATAAAGGTGGTGGATTGATGGAGATATCCAGAGAAGCACTCGCGATCATCGAGCGTGCCCTCAGGCATGGCAACTCGGTGGAACTGAAAAAGGAAAAAGGCTGTCTCGTGGTCGTTGAGATCGAGAGGCACTGCAGGAAGAAGGAAACATTCATTCCTTCGAGATCAGCTAACAGGGGCTGGGTCGATTGACCCGGCCCTTTTTCTATATACGCATACGGACTTGCTCGGAGCTAACGAAGCGAATCGGACTTTCTGATTCCTTTCACCGAGTCGGTTCAACTCCGACTAAGTCCACTTCAGTCAGGGAAGACTATAAAACGCACAAGCCAGGGAAGGCTTAAATCGCACTATAAGTCAGGGAAGACTATAACCGCAAAGGAGACCACTAACATGGCAAAAATCGACACGACCCGTATTGAAGGCTTTGAAAACATGAGCGCAGAGGAAAAGCTGCAGGCACTGCTGGGCCTCGACATCGAGGATCATTCCGCAGAGCTGGAGAAGGCGAAAGCGCAGCTTTCCCGTGCGAACAGCGAGGCCGCCGATTGGAAGAAGAAGCATAACGCCCTTCTTACCGAGGATGAGCGTAAAGCCGCTGAGAACCAGGAGCTTCTGGAATCGCTGCAGAGCGAGGTCAATTCTCTCCGCTTGGAGAAGACCGTATCCGCATATACTGCCGCAGCCCTCGCAGCAGGATTCGGAGAAGATTCCGCAAAACTCGCAGAGGCACTCGCACCACTCCCCAATGAACAGGCGAGCGCAGTGTTCGGCTTGCTGAAAGCCAACCGGACCGCTCTGGAAAAGTCCATTAAAGCCGACCTTATGAGGTCAAATGAAAAACCGGGCTCAGTCGGTGGCAAAGAGACCGTCACCACAAAGGACCAGCTCATGAAGATGTCATTCTCCGAAAGAATGAAGTTCGCCAACGAGCATCCTGATGAGTACAAGGCCGCCTACGAGACCGAATAAGAAAACAGGAGAAGAAGAATCATGGCAGATCCGAAAAACACCCTCTACCAGAATTTCGTGCTTCAGAACGAGATCGAAGATCTTTTCGCTTCCAAGCTGGATCTTCAGCCGTTCGTGACCGTTGACAATGCTCTTACCGGAGCTCCCGGTATGATCATCAAGGTCAACCGCTATACCGCTACCGATGCCACCCAGGTCGTTGCGATCGGCGAAGGCAATACCCAGTCTATCGTAGCCTCCTACACTCCGGAGACCTACACCATCAAGACTGTTCAGAATCGTTTCGAGTTCTATGACGAAGAACTGATGACTGATCCCATCGCCATTCAGACTGGCATCCAGAAGATGGCTGCCGGCATGTTCGACAAGATGAATGCCGACATCGCCGCCGAGTGGGCCCTGGCTACTCAGAACGTCTACGGTCTTGGTACTGATCCGTTCGCCGCTTTCGTTGACGCTCAGGCACTCATCAACAAAGAGTCCCTGGAGCCGGGTGAAGGCACCTTCGCTATCATCGGCACCAATGATCTGGCTACCGTCCGCAAGAAGCTTGGCGACAATCTGAAATTTGTAGAATCTTTTGCCCGCCAGGGTTACATCGGCACCGTGGCCGGGACGCCCATCTACATCAAAAAGAACCTGCCGGCCGGCAAGGCTTACATGGCCACCAAGGAAGCTGTCAAGCTGTTCGTCAAGAAGGGCACCGAAGTCGAGGTTATCGACAATACGCGCCGCGATGCCGCAGACGCCAACGTGAGATTAAACACGATGTTCAGCCGCAAGGCGTATGTTTGTGCCTTGGTGGATGATACAAAGGTTGTCTGCATGAACATTGGCGCACAAGCAGCCGGCGGAAACGGTTGATAAAAATTTAACGGAGGAGGTGTCAGCAATTGACAGAAGAGCAGAAGATTGAAGCCCTGCAGACGCAGACTGGCGAGACCGATGTCAAGCGTCTGACATCTGCCCTGGAAAGTGCCGCGGAAAGGATCATCAATAAGATGTATCCCTTCCGCGATCCCGAAGACAAGACCGAGATCGTCGTCCCGACATACTATGACAGGCTTCAGGTCGATCTGGCTGCATACATGCTCCAGGACCGCGAGAATGGAGTTATCTCCCATACGGAGCAGGGCGTTACGGACACTTTCGAATCGTCCTACATTCCAGAATCCATGCTGTCCAAGGTAGTGTCCTTCTGCAAGGTGGTGTGACGATGCTTTTCAACAGGTATAAGCAGAGCATCTGGTGGAGCGCCTACGATGGCGTGAAGCAGGTGCTCGATGCGAAGGGGAATAGGACCGGCGAAAAAGCCCCGTCCTACAAGACCCCTGTAGAGCTGAAAACACACGTTTCACCCGCAAGAGGCGCTGCCGAGGCAGATATGTTCGGTATCAATGTACCGTATGACAGGACTTTCATTCTTTCCGCGAAAGAGGCTCCGGATATCAAGGAACAGGATGTTCTGTTCGTAGATACCCCGCCTGATCTGGAGAATGGTACAGTACCGTTCGACCATGTAGTGCGCCGGGTCTCGAAAAGCAGGAACTATATCCTCTATGCCATCGAGAAGGTGCGGTCATGAAGCTCCAGATCACCGGCCTCGACTCGACCCTGCGCTACCTGAAGCGTCTGAGATCCGACCTCGATAAGAAGCAGAAGGAGATGCTCCAGAGGCTTTCTGAGATCGGCCTCGAGGATGCGCGTCTGGGCTTTATGACGGCTGTGTACGATGGTATCAATGACGTCAGCTGCCACGTTGAGTGGGATGGAAACATCTGCTATATCGTCGCAGAGGGCGAAAAAGTTTTGTTTATTGAGTTCGGTTCCGGTATCAGCTACTTCGAGCATCCGCGTCAGGACCTGGTAAGTGCCCATGGTACTTTCGGCCAGGGGAAGGGTGCAAACTCCAGCGGATGGGTATACCGCGGTGAGATGGGAACCTATCCAACAGAAGCGTCATTTATCCCTAAGGACAGACAGGGCAATCCGAAGCCAGGCCTGGTGCACACCAAAGGTAATCCGCCGGCACGTGCTATGTATGATGCCGGTGAGAAAATCGAAACAATGATCATTCAAATCGCAAGGGAGGTGTTCGCGTCATGATCGATATCGAATCGGATATCGTGGAGGCTGTTGCTTCCGCGTTGGAAGAGGAATATCCTTCCGCGGATGTCTCCTCTGTGCTGAATTTAACGCCGGAGGTCCCGCTCTCTGTGTTCATCGAGGCGATCGATAACCAGGTATATGAGCGTGGCATTGACAGCTCCGGCATTGAGAATTTCGTTACGACTTCGTTTGAAGTCAATGTCATTGCCAAAACTCCTGCCCCGAAGAGCACCGCGAAGGCTGTCATGGCCATCGTCGATTCTGTTCTGCGGGAGAACGGCCTGACACGTATCATGCAGAGGCCTGTATCTTTACAGGATTCTGTACAGTACCGTCTGGTATCCCGCTACAGATGCGTGACGGATGGTACGACCAACTACACAAGATAAGGAGAAAAACGGATGAATACTTCTCTTACGTTTCTCATGTATAAGCAGTCCGGCTCTACGTATGAAAAGTTGGTGGATATCAGAGACTATCCTGACTTTCTGGCCGCTCCGGAGATGCTTGAAAGCACCACCCTGAGTGATATCGCGAAGACCTATGAGCCCGGTCTGATCGATACTCCTTCCGATGGCTTTCCGTTCACTGTACCGTATACCTCTGCCGATTATGACAAGATCGTGGCCCTTAAGGACCAGGAACTGGATCTGGCGATCTGGTTCGGCGGCACTGTTGCTGGAGGCGTTACAACTCCGACCGGCTCCGATGGTAAGTTCCAGTTCAAGGGCAAGGTCTCTGCCGCTCTGATCGGCAAAGGCACCAGCGAGCTCCGCGAAATGTCCGTCATCGTAGCACCTTCCACCTATCCGGAAAAGGTGGCTGCGTAATCTTAAAAATCTGAAAGGAATCAAATCATCATGGCAAAAGCAAAACAGTTGACAATCAAGGACCCCGCGTCCGGTGATACCTATACTCTCGAATATACCAGAGAGTCCGTGAGATGGATGGAGGACAGGGACTTTTCCTTCCGAGACATGCAAACAAAGCCTATGACCACACTGCCGGAGCTGTTTGCGGGCGCTTTCCATGCGCATCACCGCTATGTATCCCGCGATGTGATCGAGCGCATCTTCAAAGGTCTGCCTGACAAGGAAAGTCTCTTCCCCGCCCTCGCGGCAATGTATACCGACCCGATCGATGAAATGTTTACCGAGCCGGAGAAAGACGAAAAAAACCCGACATGGGAGGCAAACTGGAAGCTGGACTAAGTCCTGACAGTCCTGACGAGGGGGGAGAGGCGGCAGACGTCTCTTCCCTTTACTCAAATATGGGAAAGTTTTTCGAGGAAGAATGCCCCAGGTACATGGCCATGGGCATGTCCCTTGATGAATACTGGAATGGTGACGCCTCCCTTGTCAAATACTATGTGAAGGCTGCAATGCTGCGCAAAGAGCTGGCCAATGAGATGGCATGGATCCAGGGCAGATACATCTACGATACGATCACGTCTCTGTGGAGCCTGCTGAATGGCTTCGCTAAGCCGAAGCCTGAGCCTTACGTGAAGGAGCCGTACCCGCTGACCATGAAAGACGCAAGACAGCGGAAGAAGGCGGCCGAAGAGAAGAAACGTAAGGAAGAGCAGGCCAAACTGATAGCCAACCTTACCGCGGTATACAAGGCCGGACAAAAGAAAAACCAGTTGAAAGGAGATGGACAGCAGAATGCCTGACAGCGGCGGAGTTGTAAAAGATATAACCATAAAACTGCAGGGCGAAAATTCAACCGCCATTTCCTCGCTTGATAGTGTTATTGAAAAGCTCGAGAGGCTCAACAACTTCAAAGTCTCGAAAGCTACGGCAACGAACCTCGATGCCCTCATCAAAGCGGCTTCCGGGGCGAAGGGCGGTTCCAGCCTGAACTCGCTCGCAAATGCTCTGCAGAAGCTGAACGATGTCAGCATCAAGAAATCTTCCATCACAAATCTGGAGAGCCTGCTGAGCCTTGTTCGTGGATATAAGGGTGGTGGCCTGTCCAGTTTCAAGGCCCTTGCTACCGAGCTCATGAGAGTGAGCAAGGCCCTGGATTCCATGCAGGGGCTGAAGATCTCGAATCTCAAAGCCCTGATCAAGATGGCAGAGGCAGACACGGCTGTCGGCAAAGCTTCCGGTGATAAGACCGAGAAGACGCCTGAGAAAGTCGCTGAGACCCCCTCTGCGATTCCAATAAAGGAAGGCACCATCGATACCACACAGAAGGCTATCGAGGATGCCGAGGCCATTACAAAGGCTCAGGATGAGGCCCAGGAAGCCATCGATACCACCCGTGAGAAGGTCGATAGTGGGCCGGATCTCAATCCCAAGGATACGTCTGACGCGGATCAGACTGTGGATGCATGGAGCCGTGTCGAGAGCGTTCTTCAGGCCGTTGGCAGAGCCGGGCACATTGCCGGTACCGGATTCAGGATCTTTGCAAGCTCTGTACGCGATGCCGCTAAATGGACCGCTCAGATTGGCGCAGGATTCGGTAAATTTGCTCTTGCGGCCGGAAGGGCATATCTGGCCGTATCGCCCGTTATGGGCCTTCTGAGAGGCCTCAGAAGCACGTTTGGCGGTCTTATGCATGACATGATGCGTATCGCTAAGATGCGGCTGTTCCGGTCCATGATCATGGCCATCGGCAGAGCCATCAAAGAAGGCGTCGGCAACGCGTATCAGTATGCCGTGATGACCGGCAATAAGTTCGCCGAATCCATGAATACGATCTCCACGGCCGGCAACTATATCAAAAACAGTTTCGGTGCGATGGCAATGCCGCTTCTGAATTTTGTGGCGCCTGCTATCGACTTCGTGGCTGAGAAGATCGTCGCTCTGCTGAACCTCATCAACCGGACCATAGCAGCGCTGACCGGGCAGTCCACCTGGACCAGGGCGATAAAATATCCGACCGAATGGGGCGGAGCTGCAACAGATGCAGCGAAGGGCGCCAAGGAGGCTGCAGAGGATTACAAGAACACGATCCTCGGCATCGATGAGATCAACCCGCTGAATGGAACGAACGATCCGAGCGGAGGCGGCGGAGGTGGCGGTGGCAAGACTGCAGCTGACTACGGCTCCATGTTCGAGACTATCGAAGAGCCTACTTCTAAGCTTGCCAATACCCTCGCAACGCTATTCGACCCGCTGAAGAAGGCGTGGGACACCAAGGGCGAAGCCTTTATGAAGTCCGCCAGATATGCCTTCGAGGAGCTGAAGGGCCTCGCTTCTACGGTATGGGATGACATCCAGGATGTGTGGACCGGCGGCGCCGGACAGGCTATTGCCGAGAATATCCTCCAGCATTATACGAATGTCCTTAACACCGTGGGCAACATCGCCAAGGGCATCAAGGACGCGTGGAAGGAAGGAAATAAGGGCCGCAAGATCGTTGAGCAGGTAGCACGTACCTTCGAAATCATCACGGGCCACATCTCCAATGTTTCCGGTATCATCGCAGAATGGTCCAGCAATGTGAACTGGGGTCCGCTGCTTGAGGCGATTGGAAAGCTTCAGGAGAAGTTTAATGACTTCCTGGAGAAGGTCGCTCCGAAACTTGAGGATATCTGGAAGAACGTTCTGCTGCCGCTGGCAAGCTGGACGATCGAAGAAGGCGTACCGGAGTTGCTTGATGCATTGGGTGGCGCTTTCGACACTCTTGGCAACATCCTTGACAGAATATGGCCTACAGTTTCTTCTGCTCTGATCTTCTTGAAAGATTTGACTGTAAAGTCTTTCGAAAAGTTCGTGGACGCGTTTGAGGACTTCGTGGATGCGTTCGACAAGTTGTCCCAGGGTGATATCAAAGGCACGTTTGACAGCCTTCTGAAGGGTTTTAGTGACCTGGCAACTAATCCTCTGGTCGCTACTCTGTTGGCCGGCAAAGGCCTGAAAACGCTCGCGCCTCTTCTGTTTGGAACGGGAGCAGGAGCAGCTGGCGCGGCTGGTGCAGCAGGAGCAACCGGAGCAGGCGCTGGTGCTATCGGAGCTGGTGCAGGCGTGTTTGCCGGAGTAGGGGCGGCTTTGAGCAGCTATGTAATTCCGGCGCTTGCCCTTACTGGTGGGGCGCTTGGTGCTGCGAAGCTGGCCATCGAGCTGGACCCGAAGAAAAAAGAACACGCCGCGGTCTTTAACAAGATCTTCAACGGCGAAGATATTCCGGTTGATATGTTGGCCAGGCTGAATCCTGGTGGAGGCAAGACCAACCCTATCAAACAGCTCTTTGAGAAAAAGCCGATCAAGAAGCAGGTCGAGGTCACGCGTAAGAAAGTACCATCGATCTTCGACAAGATTTTCGGCAAGGACACAACCGTCGAGAAGACTGTCGGTGTAAAGACGGATTCAACAATCAACAACCCTTCTACCAAGACCTGGCTCGGCATGAAGACCGAGACGGTATGGAAGAGCCTTGGCTCCCGCGTGAGCGCCATGTTCGGATCTCACAAGGAT